CCCAGGAGGCTGCCCAGGTAGCCAAAGAGGAACAATTCACTGCCGATAAGGACAAAGCTCAGGTCGACACAGCCATTGCTAATTTGCAGACAGAGCAAGCCCGTTTTGAGGCTGATATTGCCAAAGAACTCGCAAACATCGCCACTAAGAATGCTCAGTTAGATCAGAAAGCTGCTCAAATGAATCTAAACGAATTCAATCAGCAGAAAGAACAATTCTTTGAGCAAGATAAACAATTATTCACTGAGCAAATGGCCCAATCCATCCAAGCTATTAATGAAATGGCCCAAAGCTTTGCTCATCAAGCCGCTGATGCGTTGGATGAGATTCGCTCAAGACCTAAGCCAAGGGTCAAGAAAGTGACTGCTATTCGGCAACAGGGGCAATTGATCGCTGTGCCAGAGTACGAAGATTGACCGTACCTGTCCGGTTGACAGGGCTTAAATCCGTGGAGACACGCTAAATGACTGACGAAGTAGAAGATGCAGAAGTACTGGAAGGCGAACAGGAAGACGTTGTAGAGGCGGAAGTCGAGACAACCGAGGAAGATACTGTCAAGCCATCGGAATCATCAACCGAAAACGAGTCGAAATCTGAGGAAAAACCCAAAGAAGACGGCGTACAAAAACGTATAGACGAATTGACAAGGTTACGGCGTGAAACCGAACGGGAGCGGGATTATTGGAAGGAGCAGGCAGCAAAAGTTCCTGAAGCAAAACCCGAACCTGTAGAAGTAAAAACGCTGGAAGACTTTGATTTTGACGAAAAGGCGTATGCAGCTCATTTAATTGAGATTGCCTCTGCCAATGCAACACTGGCAGCAAGGCAGGCTTTAGAGAGTGAGCGTAAACAATCCGAAGCAATGACCCGGGAGCGTAGTTTCCGGTCTAAAGAAGAAGCCTTTGCCAAAGAAGTCCCTGACTATTATCAAATTGCCTACAGTTCTCCGTTTATTAACGAGGTAGTAGGTGAAGAGATTAAGGATATGGAAAACGGTCCTGCCGTTGCGCTATATCTGGCTCGAAATGACGACATTGCAGAGCAGATTTCTAAAATGTCGCCCAATCGAGTCGCCAGGGAATTAGGGAAAATCGAATTAAAGCTTTCCAAAGAAACCAAGTCAACGTCTAAGGCGCCTTCTCCGGCCCCCAAGATTGCGGGAGTTAGTCAGTCTATTAAGGTAAATGCTGACTCTCCTGATAGTGACAAATTGTCTATGGATGCATGGTTGAAGGCCAGGAATAAACAATTATCTCGATAGGAGATTGTTATGGCTAATTCGATTCTAACCCCGACGATGATTACGCGGGAATCTCTGCGTGTACTTCATCAGAAATGTAATTTTATCGGTAATGTGAACCGCCAATATGATGACCGCTTCGCCCAGACTGGCGCGAAAATCGGTACATCATTGAATGTTCGCATGCCTTCAAAATATAGCGTTCGTACCGGCGCGTCACTTTCAGCTCAAGATCACATCGAACGTTCCACTCCGCTGACTGTTTCTAGTCAATATGGTGTCGACGTCTCTTTTACCTCTGTAGAGCTGACCATGAACCTGGACGACTTCTCCCAGCGTATTATTGAGCCAGCAATGGCCCAGTTAGCCGCTAAGATTGAGTCTGCCTGTTTAACAGATGCGTATAAACTGGTGAATAACTACACTAATGCAACGACTAACTCATTGCTGACGTACAAGTATTTCCAGAAGGGTGGCGCTAATATCACCAATAATCTCGGTCCTCTGTCTCAGCGTGCAACTATCATGTCTCCTGATTCAATAGTGGAATTCATGGACGCCACTAAGGGTCTTTATCATGCTTCCACCAACCTTGAGAAGCAGTATCGTGAGGGAATGATGGTCCGTACAGGCGGTTTTGATGTGTATGAGAATACATTGACTCCTGGTCATACTACCGGCTCTTTAGCGGGTTCTCCGTTGACCACAGGTGCGGCTTTGGGTACGTCTACTACTGCTAACGCCTGGGCATCAACTACTGACGTCGACATTGATGGTGCTACTTCTGGTGGTACGGTGACTGCTGGTGAAATCATTACCTTTTCTGGTCTCTATGACGTTCATCCAGAGTCCAAGGCCAAGACTGGTAAACTTAAGACCTTCGTGGTTCAGAGTGCTGCCACAGTCGTTACTGCGGGTACAGTAACGCTGACGGTGAAACCTGCCTTGATCTACGGCTCAGGTAACGCTTACCAGAACTGTGCTTTATCAGGCGTTTCTGATACCGATGGTCTAACCGTTACCCGTATCGGGGCGGCTTCGAGTGCGTTTGGTCAAGACTTACAATTCCATAAGGATGCGTTTGTCTTTGCCACTGCTGACCTTGAGGACGTTTCTCAGTACGGTGCATGGGGTGCTCGTGAATCAATGGATGGTATTTCAATGCGTATTGCTCGCCAATATGCGATTGGTACTGATACTGTTCCTTGTCGTATCGATATCTTGTTTGGTTTCGCTGGCCTCTATCCAGAACTGGCAAATCGTCATATGTACGAAACTGACTTGTTGTAACTAATAGGAGCCCTTCGGGGCTCCGTTTTTAAGGAGAGACAATGAAAAAACTAGGCGATAAACGTAAAAATAAAGTCCCTGATGTTGGGCCTTTTGATGTATTTGTAGCAACGCCTGCTTATAACGGTAAGGTTGATACGGATTATTCTCAGTCCCTAGCAGAAAGTGCTTTTTGCTCTCCTTTGTATCAAATTAAAATGAATGCTTCAGTAATGGGGAATGGTGCCTTTATTGATTTGGCTAGAAATATCTTTGTCAAGATTTTCTTAGAAGACTTCCCGGAGGCTACACATCTGTTTTTTATCGATTCCGACCTCCATTGGACACCTAATGCGTTTGTTGGGCTGATTCGCTCAGGTCTGCCTATTTGTGCCGGTGTATATCGTCGTAGACAGGAACCAGAAGACTATCCTTGTCACTTAGCAGAACATCCTGAAATAGGGGGTTTGTGGGTCGAAGATGGTTGGGTAATGGCAAATCGTGTCCCGACAGGATTTTTGTGTATTACTCGTAAAGTCTTGGAAGAAATGTCAGAAGACGCACCAAAAATGAATATCCATGGTCAGACTGGTCCAGTCCCACAGCTTTTCTATACTAAAGTTGATAAAAATAATAAGTTTGTTGGAGAGGATTATTGTTTCTGTGATGATTATGTCAAAAAGTATGAAAAACCCATCCATGTATGGCCTGATATAGACTTTATCCACGGAGGATATAAGTGTAACTATTTATCTTTCCTTGAAAGCAAGATAGAAGAGTCCGAAAAAGACAACGATAAGAGCGCGGCCTAATGGAATTGCTAATCGGATGCGGTAACGACAGAAAAAAGAAGATCACTTTCTCTGAAATCCCTGACGAGTGGATAGAATTAGTGACCTTAGATATTGATCCAACGATTGAGTGTTCAGTTAATCACGACTTAAACAATCTTCCCCTTCCCTTTGATGACAATATGTTCGACGAAATCCATGCTTACGAAGTCCTTGAACACACAGGGAAACAGGGAGACTGGATATTCTTTTTTAATCAATTTATGGAATTTCACCGAATTTTAAAACCTGGAGGTTTTCTAGTTGGTACCTCTCCTATGTGGGATTCACCCTGGGCTTGGGGCGATCCAGGTCATACGCGGATTATTTCCAAGGAATGTTTAACTTACTTATCCCAGAAAGCCTACGAAGAACAAGTTGGAAAGAATGCCATGACCGATTATCGAGGCTGGTATATAGCCGACTTTGAACTATTCGCCGCCCAAGAAAAAGATGAAACTTTTGGTTTTGTTTTGAAGGCGATTAAGGAGGAATAATGCCTACGAATACTTCACTTATTACGGATGCTTTAAAAGCCGCTGCTATTATCGCAGACGGTCAAACAGCTTCGGCTTCTGAGCTTGCAGATGGTTTAACCGCTCTTAACAGAATGATGGCTGTTTGGAAGGAGGAAAATAAAGATATAGGTTTTTTCCCTCAAGACACCGCCTCAGATGATTGTCCTATCCCTAAGTGGGCTGAGGAGGCTGTACAGGATAATTTAACCGTTAGGCTCTGTAAGATATACCGTGTCCCTGTGTCGCCAGAAATAGCTATGAGCGCGTCCAATGGGGATGATTTTATTACTAAAATGGTGATTAATGAGAATCTTGGAGGTGTAGATAACGATCACATGCCCGTTGGACAGGTTTGGGGTCGTCGCTGGAATATC